GCGACCACCGAGATCTACACTATCCTCTTCGTCGGCAGCGTCAGATGTGTATAAGAGACAGGTATGAGGATGATGTGTTGGCCTGGCAGAAAGAACGCGAACAGGAAGCACGCGGAACGGCTGCTTAACGGGTATCACAGATATGACAAACACGAAAAAAGCGGCCCCGATATGGAGCCGCCTTTCTGAACAATTAACCCGCTGCGCCTTATGTGTATGTGATCCCAAACATAAGCACGGGGATGATAGCCGCTATCAGGCTGGTGGGCAATGCAATCAGTCTGGTTCAGTTCGTTGCCATACCTGCAATGAGCGCTTTTCCCTATACTCTTTAAGGAATTGCTCAAGGGCAAAAGCACATGGTGCGAATCTTTCTGATTCATGCTCTATCTTTCTGCGCCGTCTTTTCCGTGCCGGTGATAATGTTTTGGTCAATTCTTTATCGGTCATTGTGTTGTCCTGCATAGCAATGCGCCGTAATACCTCACACCACGGCGCTGATAGTTTTTATCCTTTGGGTTCTATGCCGCGCCGCTTTAGTTCAGTGCGCCCCAACTCTTTAAGCCAGTTGGCTAGGCTTATGCCGTCGCTCTGTGCTTCTTTGTCGAATTGCTCTTTTAGCTCTGGAGAAATTCGCATTCTGAATTGTGGGGATTGCCCGTCCCCTTTAGGGCTTTTATCGCGTTTGATTGTTGACAAGTGGTCACCTATTGAATTAGCCTTTCCATTGTTAGGTGGTCACCTTAACACAAGAGCACTTAAAAAAGCAAAGCCCCGCAAGTGTCATTACCACTCGCAGGGCTTCTAACCAACAACGTAAACTAGGAGCCGTTATGGTTGCCGTAAATCATATACCACACCTTGTACACACACAAACGGCCTTTGTGTGGCGTTTTCTGGCCCTGAGTGCCGGAGAATCTCAAATCATCCACGTAACCGCCTGGACGGAACGCGAAGCGCGTAGCCGTTGCCCGTCCGGTTGTGTTGCTGTATTCGCCGCCCGTATTCGTCAGGGGGAAACCTATGCACAATAAAACCACACCGAACGCAGCAGCCGCCGCACTCACTACGCTGATGCACGCGCTTATTGATATTGAATGCACGGCAGAGCTTGCGCAGGGAGAAGAACAGAAAGACCGGACACAGTTCGCCCTGGAATGTATCCGATACATCGCAACGCGGTCGCTGAATGACGCTAAAAATATTCTTGTTGCTGATTGTGAAAATGGGGGGGGGTTATGCGTGATGATCGTTTTAATTCCCTGAAACAAGAATTTTCCGGCGTTCCTGATGATGCGGCTGATGCGCTTTCGTCAATGCCAGAACTTATTAGAGCGGCTTTTTTCTTACTTTCCACGAAAGAATATAAATCAACGGGACTTGATGTACTGAATATCGCCGCCGATTATGCGGAATATGTGGCAGAGGCGCGTTACAGAAGAAAATTTCCTGAGGATGTAAGCCATGCGTGATATTTATCTTGAAACAATAGACCGCGCATTTAGTGCCCTTGCTTACGCTGAAGGTATGTACGAAATATTGCGGATGTGCCTTGAATCCTTTGGCGATAATGAACGTAATGCAAAAAAAACGCGGATTATTACATCATTAATAACGCTTCTTGAGCCTGTAATAAATGAGTTGCAGGAAATAGAGACATTGCACGACAGATATAACGAACAGCACACCGGAGAATAAAAATAATGAAACTTAAATATTCTGGCTTAACTGCCAGTGGCAACACTCACCCTAAATTTACGCGCGGTGATATTTACCGCGACCAGTACGGCGGCACGGTAATGATTAAGGGCGTGGAAGAACGGCGCGTAACCTACCGCCGTGAAGGTTACGAATATGATTGCGTGATGCCTGTTTATCAGTTCCGGCGTGATTTTTCTCTGGTACAGACCGCGCCGCATAACGTGCCCACCAGCAACGCCAGGGCACGGGCAAACATCCAGAAGCTGAAAACCATGATTAACGGATTCAGGAGTAAAAAATGAAACTGGCACCGAACGTAAAACGATTACCGAAAGATAAATACACCGATGCGATTATTTTTGCGGGTATTGATGCTCATTCATTCGCAGAGCATTACATCATTGCACAGGCAAAAAAAGCAGGAGATCCAGTCCCTCCCGTTTATCTGGGGCGTTATCAGTTAAGCGAACTGGATAACCTCCAGATTGTTGATGATGGGCGATACAGGGCGACGGTGATACGCGCCGGAAATATTGAAGAGCCGCAGCTGTTAACCATCGCCACGAAACTGGCGATCGCCGGAGTCCAGGAGGCGCGGCTACTTTCTGAAAATTTCGAATTGCTGGAGGAATGGAGCGACCAGCTTCCACGGCTTAGGGAGGCATGGGAACGCGGGGAAAGCCTGGTCATGAAAAAAATCCCCCAGCGAAAAACCACGCTACCGATGAGCGTTGGATCTACCGGATACGACACACAGCTTGATTACGTGGTAAAGGGGATTATTCCGGCATCGTCGCTTTGCAGCATATACGGGGCGAGCGGTTCCTATAAATCATTCCTTGCCGGATCGTGGGCGTGTCACGTTTCCACGGGCCGCCAGTGGGGAGGCCGCAGGGTGGCGCATGGCGCTGTTCTCTATGTGGTTGGTGAAGGCGGTATCGGCGTTCCGCGTCGTGTAAAAGCCTGGGAGGTTGTGCACGGTGAGCAGGTGAAAAATCTGTATCTGGTAAACCGTCCCATCTTTCCGGCGGTCCCGCTTGATGTTGATGAAATGGTTATCGCTGCCCGTCAGGTGGAGAGGGAAACGGGTAAACCTGTTCGCATGATTATTCTGGATACGCTGGCGCGTTGCTTTGGTGGTAATGATGAAAATGATTCCCGTGATATGGGGGCGTTTATCCGTGGTTGTGACGAACTGAAACGACGCACAGGGGCCACGGTGCTGGTGGTTCACCATTCCGGCAAGGATGAGACGAAAGGCGCGCGCGGTTCCAGTGCATTTCGTGCTTCGCTGGATGCTGAATACCGGATACGCAGGGAGGACGCAGGAAGCGAAGCGCTGGTTATCTCATGCACCAAAATGAAGGACGCGGAGGAACTCAAAGAAGCCGCATATGACTTACGCGTGGTGGAGCTTTTTACCGACGCTGACGGGGAGTTAATCACGTCGCTGGTGGTGGTGGATAAGCCGCGCCCTCCCGTTGAACTGGAGCGCATCGAGGAGGCAGGCAACAAGACGGAAAACCATACCGCGCTATGGGGATGCATACGTTCACGCACACAGCACGGCGACAAGTGCACGATCCCGCTGTTACGTGACGATATGAAAAAGCTGGAGTATGACACAAAACACCTTAAACGATGGTTAGCCAAACTGGAAAAAGACGACGTGATCTACATTGACGGTGATGATGTAGGACCACTGTAAAAAGTGGGCATTAAAAGTGGGAAAGGTGGGCGATTTAACGGAATTTTAACAAAATTACCCACTTTCCCACGTGTATATATCCCAAAAAGTGGGCACTAAAAAATACCTATGAAACAAGATGATATAAATCCCAAATTTCCCACGTTGGACGAAGTGGGAAAACGTAAAAAGTGGGCGAAAAAAGTGGGTAGAGGTGGGCAAATGACTCAAAAACACAGAGACAGAACAGAGCCAAAATATAAAGCGTTAGACATGACAGAGCACGCCTTAAAGGTGGCAATCAGAACGATAGACCGCCACGCGGGGGAAGGATACGCGAAAGCACATCCCGAACTGATAAGCGCATTCATGACCACGACGGCGGCAAATTTTGCCACGCTGACAGAGCGGGAGATTGCGGAAGCTGAACAGGTGACAACCATCAACGTTAAAACCGGAGAGGTGGAATCATGACAGCACAGATAGCAGCTTACGGGCGGCTGGTGGACGACCCGCAGGTAAAACAGACCAGCAAGGGCACACCAATGACGCTGGCACGTATGGCGGTATCGTTGCCATGTAGTCAGGCGCAGGATGGGCAGGCTACGTTATGGCTATCGGTCATCGCATTTGGTAAGCAGGCCGACTTCCTGGCTAAACATCAAAAAGGCGACGTTGCCAGCGTATCCGGCACGATGCAGGTCAGCCAGTGGACCGGACAGAACGGGGAAACGCGGCAGGGTTATCAGGTTATTGCAGACAGCGTAATCAGTGCCCGTGCGGCACGTCCTGGCGGGAACAGACGCAAAACCACAGGCACACAGGGTAATCAGCCACCAGCGGGAGACGATGACCCCTACGGTGATGATATTCCGTTCTGAGGGGGTGACGATGGTACATGACCGCATAGCGGAGGAACTCGAGGCAAAAGGCTTTTACCGGAGGGCATCGGCGCGATGGGGTGAAGTCATGCTGCTGGTGGAGACAGACAAGGAACGGCATCAGGTTACGATGCGACGGCTGGAATGTTCCAGGAAGGCACAGAAGCCACCGGAGCCGCCGGATAACTTCGGAGACCTGAGAAAGGCAGTAGATCGCACTTATGCTGAAATGGGTATAGATGGTGTAAGCGATGAAATATGGCGTAATTACCCAGACAGCTAATCAACAGCCGGAGTAATCCGGCTTTTTTGTACCCAAAAAAAGCCCGATAAGTACAGGAGGCATCTTATCGGGCTTTTGCATATGAGGTTTTTTGGTGCACTGACACACATGATCGGGATAATCATTTCATAATTTGCAACGCAACTCAATATCATTGCACAAAATGCAATCATGATTATAATCATAACTGGATGAACATCCAGTTATGATTTTTTAAGTCAAAGAGGAATTTCTTACTATGGCTGAAGAGAAAAAAGGCGGTGTTTCGGTGTACATAAGCCCCGACATCGTGAAGGCGCTCAAGGAACGCCACCAGCAGAACGTAAAAGCAGGCATTGCGGCAGGACTTGATCCGCTGGCGATGGTTGAGCCGTCAACAGGCTGGCAGGTACGCGCCTATTTACGCGCGGCGCTGGGTATGAATCAGGTTCACGGGGGTGAATAATGACAGGCAAAGCAACGGCACTTAACACTAACCAGCTTTTCATGTACCTGAATCGCGGGGATATTGCGGATTTTAAATTCAACCCTCTGTTTACTACGCTGTTTTTCCCGAACGTGGCGACATTCAGCACGCAAAACATCATGCTGGATACCCTGGACATTGAAGAAGTCACCATGTCGGCGTTTTGTTCGCCTATGGTTGGCAGCCAGGTACAGCGCGATAAAGGGTACGAAACCAGCACAATTAAACCTGGCTACATGAAGCCAAAGCACGAAATCGATCCAACAAAAACCATCATGCGCATGGCTGGAGAAGATCCGGCACAGCTTAACGACCCTACCTACCGCCGTATGCGCCTGATTACTGGCAACATGCGCCGCCAGGTAAACGCCATTAAAGCGCGCGTGGAATGGCTGGCGGTGAATGCGATAACGACCGGAAAAAACATCATTGAGGGCGAAGGCATAGAACGCTATGAAATCGACTGGAAAATACCGGAAAACTGCATCATAGAGCAGGCCAAGGGTAAAAAATGGTCCGAGCAGGATAAAGACATGCACGACCCAATCTATGACATCGAGCTTTATGCTGATCAGGCTGGTTGCCCCGCAAACGTCATGATTATGGGCGCTGAGGTATGGCGCACGTTACGCAGCTTTAAAAAATTCCGTGAGCTGTACGATCTTTCCCGTGGTTCAGAGTCCGCCGCCGAACTGGCCTGTAAAAACCTGGGCGAAGTGGTGAGCTTTAAAGGCTATCTGGGCGATATTGCCCTTATCGTCTATTCCGGCAAATACACTGACAGCGACGGCACAGAAAAATATTTCCTTGAGCCTGATTTGCTGGTTCTGGGCAACACCAACAATAAAGGGCTGGTGGCCTATGGTGCGATTATGGATCAGGACGCAGTAAGAACGGGCGCAACGCAAAACATGTTTTACCCGAAAAACTGGATTGGGGACGGCGATCCGGCGATTGAGTACGTGCAGACGCACAGCGCACCGCAGCCGGTTCCGGCAGATATTCGTAAATTTGTTACCGTCAAAATTGGTTAACGGGGGATTCTATGGACACTCCATACATTGAGTTATTTGCAGGCAGTCAGCAGGTCGCCACGACGCTGGTACATTTTGCCGCTGATGCTGGCGTTATTCAGGAATTTACCCCGCTGATGCTGGCGGACAATGGCGAGTTTAAGCCGTGGGATGGTAAGGAATCTGGCAAGGCTGTTTATCTGCTGTCTCTTATACACATCTCCGAGCCCACGAGACGGACTCCTATCTCGTATGCCGTCTTCTGCTTG